GCATCTATCTTTAGTGGTGTAGTTGAATTGATGACCGCACCATTCGATATGATTTATGGTCTGATAAAAGATGTCTTCAGTTTCTTCGGATTTGAGTTACCAGACTTTGACCTTGCAGATACAATACTTGGTTTTGTGGGTGCAGCATATGACTTTGTTAAGAACAAGGTTAAAGGGTTCTTTAGTTTCTTAGGATTTGGAAATGAAGAAGAGGAACTAGAAGGTAAGTCTAGAGCAGCAGACAAACGGTTAGATGTTGCCGAAAGACAAGTTGGTATTTACGACAGAGCTGGTGCGTTAGATACAGCAGGTGGTCAAAATGCAATGGACAGGTATGGTCAAGCACTAGATGAATCAATTGCAGCAGAAGAGGCATTAGAAAAATTCCGTAATGCACCAAAACTCACAGATGTTATCAATACAGCAACTGAAAAAACAAAAGAAGTATTTGGTAGTATTGGAAGTGCAGTGTCTGCTGGGTTCTCTTCAGCAGTTGGATTTGTTACTGACTTGTTCTCGTTCTCTTCTGAAGATGCAACTGTTGCTGGTATCGCAACCAAGATGATTGATATCGTTCTTGCACCTTACAATCTTGCAATTAATTTCCTCAGAGGTATCTTTGGATTTGGTGAAGATGAAGAGGGCAATGTAGAACCATTTTCACTTGGTGAAATGATTGTTGGGGTTGTCAGTGATATCATTGATTTCTTCAAAGGTCTGTTTGATATTGACATCATGGGTCTAGTCAATTCTATTCCAGGCGCTGGTAAAATATTAAGTTTCTTCGGATTTGGTGGTGATGATTCTTCATCGGGCCCAACCCTTGAAGACCAAATTATGAATGCCGAATTGGAACGTGAAAGAATTCAGGCAAAAATTGATAAAGGAAACTTTGGTTCTGTTGGTGTTTCTGATAGAGATGAGAGAAGAAGGGTTGCAGAACTTGAGGAACAAATTGCAGAGTTACAAAGACTTCAAGGTGAACAACGAGTACAGGTAATCAATAACAACAACGTGGTCAATGCAAATACAAGTAACAATGCATCAACTACTACTATCGCACCTATGAGAGACACCTCTCCCCCTGCTGGTTCTATACCAGCATATGGTTAATGGTCGTAGACGTTCGGCCCATTCTGAACATAGACAGGTTTGCAATACGCAGTAACCCTATCCTTGGGGTCTACATAATCCTTATACTTGAAATTACCATACTGTCTTGGTATACGTTTTGCGTAGTATAGACACACATCTATACTTCTGAAAATCATTGCGTTTGGTTGAACTTTTCTTTCGTCACCTGTTCCCAAAACAACTACTAACATAAAAGCGTGTATCATTGCTCCAACTTACTACGTTTCCATTCAATATCTTTGAGTCGTGTTTTAATCTCACGAACTTTTCTTTCTGAATCAAATTCTGGAATATATGGTTCTCTATACAACTGGTCATCCATCCACACGACATAACCTAGACAAACCAGAAGAGAAACAATACAAGCCACAACAAAAAACAACATCATTAAATCATTCCTTTTACATCCATGATAAGATAGATACCCCAAGAAAGAAGAGCAATCGTGAAACCAACAAGTAAGGTTGCAAGAGAATATTCAATCACTTTGCGTTGTCTTTCCTTTTGGTCATAAATCATCTTCTGACGTTTCTTACGAATATCTGCCTCTGTCTTTAAGAGCTCCTGCCATGCAGTCGGCCCTCTAGTGTAAGTGATGATTTGACGTAATTGTTCACGCATATCATCAGCCTTCTTCTTCGCCATGAATATTTCCATGGCCTCTTCTTCAACAGAACCAGACGCAAACAACTTTTTAAACAGGGGTGGTTTCTTATTATACTCTTCGGCCTTCTTGATATCTGATACTGCACCCATCCAGCGGCCTAAATCTCCAGCCATGGATTCAATATCTCTACCGACCTCAAAACCTTTTTTAATTGCACCAAAGGCGCTCGATGCCGCTGACACAGCGGCGACTACCTCAATCATCTCTCTCTCCCACTGATGACTTTCAGTGACTATTTATAATGAACGAGAATAGTTCTCAATAAAAAGAGAGGTAGGGAAAACCCTACCTCTCCGTCTTCTACGCTAAGTGTTGTCTTTTTGTGGTGTTACGACTCTAAGAGACTTTCTACACAGGGTTTGACAACTTACCCATTCGCAAGTTTCTGAAAGTATGACATGGTGTCATCTTCGTCAGTTGCATCTACACTGGGCATAGATGGTGCTGGTTCACTCTTCATTTGAGGTGTTTCAACAACATCTTCGTCCATCATTGCAGCCGCACTTGCAGTTACCGTACCAGAGAGAACATCATCAAGTCTCTTCTTCAGTTCGTCATAAGACTTGAAGTTGGTAGGTGCAAGAAACTCTTGCAATGAATACTGGGTCTTCCAGATGGCGTTGAGTTGTTCATCGTCATCCTTTAGTGCAGATACAGTCTCAAAAGAGGATGCATCATAGTTCCAGTAACCATCAACCTTACGAATCTTCAGTTTGAAGTTCGCACCTTCCCAAAAGTCAAAAGGATTGATAGGTGTCTCATCTTCAAATTCTGGTTGCATTGCAGCCATCATCTTATCAAAGATTTTCTTACCGTATCTGAAAAGGAATACCTTCCCTTCATTCTCTGGGTGTTTGGAGTCAGACACAACGTAAATGTTTGAGTAGTACTCAAGTTTACGTTTCTGTTTCCTCGCAATCTCCTTATCAGACTCAAGACCAGAATTCCATAGTGAGGAATTGTATTCTGACACAGGGTCTTTTTGGTTCATGGTGGTCAAAGAATTCTCAATGTACCACTTACCTGTTGGGCCTTGGAAAGCGTGTTTCCAGACTTTCACCCAAGGTAGTTCTTCACCTTCTGGTGCAGGCAAGAAACGAATAACTGCATAACCGTTACCAGACTTATCCAGTTCTGGTTTCCACAGTCTTTCGTCTACATAAGACTTCTTTTCTTGAGGGGCACTCTCTGCCTGAACTTGAGAGAGTAGTTTGTCGAGCGTGTTCGCTCGTCTAAGTGTATCTAACGACATATTTTTTCTCCGTATGTTATCGTATGTTTAAGTATTTCACGTTATACATCATATATTTTATTTATAATACTACATCATCCACCCAAAGTCAAGGAGTCTTTCAACTTCTTCTTGGGTAATATACTGTAGATTTTCACAATCACGCCAGGCATCAACAAAACAACAGGTGTCATCTGTTCCTAGAACATCTTTGTTCACCTTGTAAAAGTTGACATCTGGGTAGTTGTCAAAATTCGTTTTATGACCAACAATCCAATTGTCGGGCTTCACATAATTTGAAGTCTCTGGTAGATATCCAGTTGTTCCACCATAGACGTTGTTTAACTTCATGTCTTTTGAATATAGGTCATGACCTATAATGAACACATTCTTCGCACCCATCTCACAAGCGATTTGGATAGACAGAACACCACAACTTTGCATCCTGTCATTTACAATCGTCTTTGCAAGGTCACCTTCTTTCACACCAGTGATAAAGGTCTTGACTTGTTTGCGTTCCCATTCCAGTTTCTTGATGTCGATGTTTGGGTTCTCTTCCACAATCTTTTTGAAGTGTGCATCTACATCGGCCGTATTAGAACCATGTATCACAAACCCAACATCATCATGTCCTATACAGATATCAGCGTCTTGATAGTCTTCCTTCATCTCATTGAGGAAGAACATAGGTAATACATTCCAATCACGAATATGAGTATGGTTTTCTTGACAGTAGCCACTCCTGTAAATCTCATGAGTGATTTCATTGTCCACCGTTACCAGATGGTCAACCTTCATGTCACGATAGATTGCATTGCACCCAAACGTGGTGCCTCTACCTTCGATAACCTTCATGTCAAAATCTAGTCTTGACTTTCCGTTACCAAAACAAAATGCGTTCTCTGTTGTCATCCTACTTTGAATCAATACTTCTGAGTTCAGGCCAGGATGCTGGGAATAACTTGTGTCCATATTCATCAATCTTGTTTGCGATAATCTGTGTCTCATATTGAGTGTCCTTTGCACAACGTAAATTACAAATTCTTGCAAAGGCCATCAGTGTACCAGACCAGTACCATTCTGTATAAAGGTTTTGTGGAAGAACCATCCTCGCCATCTCTGGTGCGATATTGGCGTTCAACAGATTCTTGTATGTCTGTGTCACGAACTGAATTGCACCATCAATATTGTACTCGACAGTCTCTTCACTACTACCTTGTTTCTTATCTTCTGCTCGCAGTCTCCATTCTTTAGGAATGTAAAACTCTGGTTCGTCATCAACATAACGTCTTGAGATTTCATTCCATACCAAACCCACTTGGTGTTTGACTAACTGTCTTGCAACAAAGATTGGAGCCTTGATATGGAACTGCATAGATGCGTGTCCAAATGGACTCCAATGGTCTTCTCTTGCGAGAAACCTAATCAGTTTGAGGTCACCGTGTTCAAACTCTGTCTTCTTCTTACCAAAGGATACTCTCGCCGCATTTACTACAGACAAGTCATCACCCATATGGTCAATCAATTCAACGTCCAATTGAGTTCTCTCCTTCCATCTTCGCCTCTGCATAAGTTTTTCTTGTATAAAACGCAACTGTCTTTTTACCGTCATATACTTGACAATGAAAGACAGGTGGTTTCGC